ACAGGTCGGCTAGGTCGGCTGCAAACTCGCCCAGCTCGTCTTCTACCAGGTAGGTCGCCTCGATGGCAGATAGGACCAGGCAGCGGCGGCCGTCGGGGACGACCACGGTGTCGCCTTGCAGGTCGAGTTCTTCGTAGGTGTGGCCGTCTTCGGCGCTGGTGACGATCATCAGGTGTTCGGTGGCGCCTTCGGCCTCGATTACCACGAGGGCGTCGCCGGGCATGCTGCTGAGCGCTTCGATGAGGTCTGCGGCGGTGAGGCCGCGGTCTTCACCTAGTGTCATGATCCTTTTCCTTTCTTGGAAAGCATTTCAGCTGGTAGCCCGATGCGGCACACAAGTCGCCGGTACCGTTGCACCGTCCGCCGGGTGCAGCCGATCCGCACCGCGATCTGCCGGCCGGACATGCCGCGGGCGGTCAGCAACTCGACGGCGACGCGCATCTCCCCGGCGGTGTACCGGGCGGGACGCTGCCCGGCGGCGATCCGCTCGACTGCCACCGGGTCCGGGTCGTCGAGCGTGGGCGTGGCATGCGGCACTTTCATGGCTGTTCTTCCTCATTCACGTCGGTCGTGGTGCTCATGATCCTTTTCCTTCCATCATGCTCACACCTGCCCCCTGCGGGCTCCACAGGTGTGAGCGATTGCCAACCACCGGTCCGGGCGGTCCAGGTCATGGGTGGCCGGGTCCCAGAAGTCGGCCCACACGTTGCCGGTGGAACGTCGCTCGATCAGGAACACCAGCACGCGGTAGTAGCAGAGCACCTTGGCGTGCCTGGCCGGCAACGTCCTGGTGTTGATCTTCACCGGCAGCCCGCCGACCATCCCGGCGAGCACCACCGCCCCGCATTCGGCGCACTCGCTGAACCGGAGCCGCTCGTATTTCATATCGATCCTTCTATCTCCCTGCTTCCGCTGCTCCCAGCAGGTCAGAGGCATGATCCACTCCGAAAACAGGCCGTTTTCACGCAACAAACTCGACCAGAAGTTGGACCCGCACCGGAGTGATTGGTGGCCTTCTGCCCTGGTATCATCCCTTTTGATAGCCACTGCTTCCTGCTTCCCGCTGCTTCCATGATCTTGGGAAGCAGGCGACCACCTACTGCTTCCTGCTTCCCGACCCTTAGGGAGGGAAGCAGGAAGCAGGGTGGTCTAGAGATCATTTTCATGCCCCCCTGCTTCCTGAGTTTTGGAAGCAGGCAAACCGGGCATAAGCCACCCAGCCCTGGATTGACGTTCGTTATACGGCTCTCGACCTATATCGCCCCATTGCTCCATCCGTTCCAATGCCGGGCTGAGGTCGAGGTTCCGGAACTTCACGTCGGCAGCCCGAAGCCAGCTAATAAGCTCTCGCTCGCTGGGGTACCTCTTGCCCTCTCGGGCATCAAGCACCCGCTGGATCTCTGTTGCCAGCTCGTCAAGGGGGCTGCCCGACGCACCCGCTCCCGGCGATGGAGCAACCAGACGTGCCTGGGTCGCTCCGCCCAGGTTCTCGACCACCACCTGCCCGGCGTAGAACCATCCCTCAGAGGTCCCGGCCTGCGCGTCCTGCTGGACCATGCCGTACCGGTCCTTGACCACGTGCAGCGATGCTGAGCCTGACGCGTCACGTTGAATCGGGACCTTGCCTGCCTTCAGCCGGAACCCGACCCCGTCGCACTCATCGAGCCACGCGGTGGAACCGTAGGAGTGGCGTTCATCCTGCCGGTTGGGGTCTTTCACCGGATGCCCGAGCGAGAGCACCGCGGACCCGATCGTGGTTGCCGGAGTAACCAGCTGGTCCCGGTACCAGCCGACCGCCTCGGTCCGCTGCACATCCTGCCCATGCTTGGAGCAGGCCGCATTGAGCCCGTCGAGTACGACCAGCGTCGGCACCGGGCTGATCTCAGCCAGCACACGGACGAACTCCTTCTTCCGCCACGCGCGATCGCACCGGACCCACTTGAACTTCTCCCGGATCACCTCAACCGGGACACCAAGGGCCCGCAGCCGGTCAACGGTCCCGCCAGGATGGGCCTCCTCGAAGTGCAGGTAGGCCACCACGTGGCCGGCCTCCATCTCGGCAACGGCGTGCACCAGCGCCCACCACGACTTGCCGCAGCCAGTGAGCCCGATACAGGTGTGCCACTTCCCGGCGTACAACAGCTGCTTGCCGTCTGTACGCGCTACACCGATGTCCGGAGACGGCGGTTGCCAGCTGCCATCCAGGAACGGGCTGAGGTCCACGATCCGGACGTAGCGCGCCTCCTCCTCCTTCTCCTCCTGCCTCTTCTCCGCTTCTTCTGCTTCGACTGCCGCGAGGACCTCTTCGTCGGTCATGTAGTCCTCACCCCGGGCCTGGATCCTGAGCTCGGACATGGCGGCGGTGTAGTTGCCCTCGTAATCGCGCCAGGCGACGTACTGGAGCTTGCTCATCGACTCACTGCTGGTGGCCGCCATGTAGGCCGCCACATGCCCGCCGACAGCGCTGCTCCACACATGAAGCAGGCCATCGGTCCCCTCGAAACGGGTGCAACCCTCGTCGTGCGCCGTGGCCGACTTCAGGCTGTTCCAGTCGTCACCAGGGCGAGTCCAAACCTCGCACTGGCAGGTGTCGAACCGCCCCGGCCGGCCCCAGCCATCCGGCTCAAGGAACTCCTCCCAGTTGAGGCTGGCTGCCCACAGACTGATCGGGTCATCGGAGCTGTGGACCTTCTCGCGGTTCCTGGTAGCCCGTTCCTGGTAGCCGGCCAGATGCTTGCGGACCATGCCCACCAGCCACTCCGGAGCCTCGCCAGCATCTGAGGCGAGCACGTACTCCCCGTCCGGACGTACGCTCGGTGGCACCACCGCCAGCCGGTCTTTGAAGAAGATGTCGTACCCGTCCCGTGTAACCGGCCTGGCGGTGGCCGCGTCGATGAAGTCGACGCCTTCAGGCAGCATGAAGTAGAAGTGACCGCCACGAGGCGAGCGGACCGTAGGTGCCTGCTCGGCCAGATCGGAGATTCCTTCTTGCTCTGCCCACAGCGCCGCGAACGCGTGCACTGCCTCGGGACTGTCACAGTCGACCATCAGCACCTTTGACCGGCCTACCTCAATCCCTAGGTTGAGGCCGGGCGACTCTTCAACCATCCGCTTGAAGATCCGGGTGGCAACCTCCGGCTCGGTGATCGCATGGTGAACCCCGCACTGGCCAGACCCGGAGTGTTTGACGCGCTCCCAGTTCCTGGCACCCCGCTCCTTTGCTGCCAGGGCCGCCGACTTGTCCGCAGCCTTGCGTTGGCGCAGTGTCAGGGTGCATCTGGGTTCCTTCTTGCCGGCCTTGACCGGAAGCATCGCGAATCCCTGCTTGCACGCCGCCCGGGCGATCCGAGCCAGGTCGGTGTTGGCCCGGGAACCCCCGAACAGCGAGCGGAACTGACGAACGGTCGACAACTCAGGTCACCGCCCAGCACCGACCGAGGTCGGCACGGTCGGTACGCAGCACCGGGGTGCGCTGAGCAATCTCCACCAGCCGAGGCGGCGGAGTTTCCATGATCTTCCGGATGTCTTCGGCGGCTGAGGCTTCCACGACCACCTCATCGTGCATCGCGATGTATACCGCGTCGCCCAGCTCGGCCTGGTCCACCTGCAGCAGCGTCTCAGCAAGCACGTCGTACGCCGACCCCTGCACCAGGTGGTTGATACCGCGGTGGTCGGTATCTTCGCCTTCTGCCTGCCGCTCGGTGATGATCCGACCCGATAGCGTCCACATACAGCCGTGCTGGGCAGCCCAGGACATTGCGGCTTCCACCAGGCGGGTGGTCTGCGGAAGCGCCGAGGCCACGTTGTCCTGGATCCGCCGGGCTTCGGCCATCGACACGCCAAGCTTGAGCGCGAGCTTGCGCTGCCCCTGCCCGTACAGTGCGGCCAGCAGAACCGTCTTGGCCTGCTTGCGGCTGATCCCCGCGAATGAGGACACCGCCTCGTACAGGTCTCCGCTGCCGGTCTCGAACTCCTGGATGGCGCGGGTGTCCCGGGCGATGTTGGCTGCCAGCACCGGCTCGATCTGGCTCCAATCCAGTGACACCAGCGACTCGCCTGCATCGGCCACGATCGCCTCCCGGGCACCGGCGATGAACTGCTGCAGCGGCGGGTCCCCATAGCTCATCCGCCCGGTAGCAGCCAGCAGCACGTTTACTTGCGGGTGGCAGCGACCATCAGCCCGGTCCGCTACAGCCTCCACCTTCTTCAGGTAGCCCAGCAGCCGGTTCAACTTGTCGTAGTCCACGAACGCCCGGGCTGCGGCGTGATCGACCAGCTCGAGGAACTCTGCCTTGGTTGAAGGCTCCTTGGTCTTCGGTGTCCGCGGGTAGGCGGCCGGGAACGCGCTCGCTGCCTGTAGTACGGAGATCAGGTCGCTGCGCTTGGTAGGCATGGCCACACCCATCTCTTCCAGCGCGTACTCCAGCTCCAACATCTGGTCCAGCAACCGGTGCTGCGTGACCGCGACCATCTCCCGGTCGATCGCCAGCCCGCGCATCGACCGGCGCAGGAACATCCGGTTTATGACCTGCTCCCGCTCGACCAGCTCGTTCGCCAGGATCGTGTCCGCCCCGTACCCGCCGTACGGGTGGGTGGTCAGCCGGTCGACCGCGGCCTGCACCAGGATCGGCCGCAACATCGCGGTGATGATCCCGTCCCAGCCTGAGTACATCTTGTAGGCCGGGTCGTCGTAGCTGGCCTTCTCGAACCGCTCGCCTACCTTGTACCCGCGGACTTTCGCCCATTCCTTGAAGTCGCCCTTGACCTGTGAGCGAAGCGTGGTGGACAGGTACCTCTTCTCCAGCGCCTCCAACGACTTGGATACCGTTGTCTCTGGAAGCGCCATCCGGGCCAGCACCAACGTGTCCATCACCTTGGCGACATCAGCCAGCGTCATCAGCCCGTGGTGGTACAACGGTGGGCAGTCATAGGCTGAGTTGTGAAATACCAGCCGACTCGCAGAGCTGATCGCGTCTTTGGCCGCGCGGCGGTGGGCCGGGTTGGTGGCATCCAGCACCGCTACGTGCCGGTTGGTGGAGACCACCACCACCTTCAGGTTGAACGCCTTCTCGCTCAACCCGGCGGTTTCGATGTCCACCGCGACCTCCGGCGCCGACCGGGCCAGCCGAACCGCATCCTCACCGGCGCGCTCATCTGCGCTGTAGGTGCGGACCACCGGGTCCTGCTCGGTGTGCTGATGGAAGTGCCCCGTGCTCACTTTGCCTCCCTGCGGTGCCTGACCTCGAACATCCGGTAGGTGCGCCCGGTGGACTTGCTGACCCGCTCACCGAGGTACCGGAACCCAATCCGGTCTCCTACCGCCGGCTGGTATTCCTCGAACTTGCTGCGAAGCACCACCGACGAGCCCAGCACCGACCAGATCCGTCCGCCGGTGTCTTCAACGGTCACCTGCGGTATCGGCTTGGGTGTGTAGCTGCGCCGAGCCTGGCTGACCGCGATGACCCGACCCTGGATAAGCTCCCCGGACTCGGCCGGGGACCACCGACGTGGCCGCTCCATCGCCAGCTCGGCATCCAGGTCGAACACGCTCCCGTTGGTGGCGTTGGTGGTCAGCGACATCAGCGACCTGGCCACATGGTCATTCCAGCTTGCGTGCAGCGTGGGTTACCTGAAATTCCCTCGCAGGCGCCGCATGCAAGCTCCCCGTCATCGTGGGGCTGGCCTTCGCCGACGCAACGCCAGGACGGCATGAGCATGTCGCAAGACCGGAACGACTCTTCACAGATCCAGTCGAAGTTGACGTGCTCTTCAAGCTCGTCGAGCAAGTTGCCACTCAGAGTGTGGCCGCAGTGCTCTAGGCGGGCCTCCTGATCGGCAGCTTGGATGAACGCGGGGGTGGCGCCGCAAAGTTCGCATCGGTACCAGCGAGTGGTGCAGTCCTGGTCTTCGATCGTGTCGAACCATGGATGCTCGCACTCCAGCGCGCCAGCCATCTTCCGCAGCGCCCCGGCCGGGTCCATCTCGTCCAGCATGTTGGACGACTGGGCAGCCTCCAGTAAGGCGTTCAGGTTGTCGGTATCGATACCCGGTACGATGATCTCGGTCATGGCGACCTCTCCTCATGGGACGAGCGCCCCGGTCTGACTGAGCCGCCCACCTGCATCAGGGAAGAAAGCAGGTGGGCGACTCGGACGGACCGGTCAGACCTTCGCCGCCCGGCGGACCGCGACGCGGTAGTGGAAGAAGTTCTTGCCAGCCCACTTACCGGACTTGACCACCTTGGTGCCGAAGAACTTCACGGCCAGCAGGTCACCGACGTGCGGGTCCTGCTCCTCCAGCTCGCGCCGCAGGACGCCGTGGAACCCGGCGATGCCCAGCTTCTGGCCCTCCCGGGTCTCGATCCCGAACCACGGAACCGTCGGCGGGTCATAGTCCGAGGTGCGGGTACCGACCTTCTTGACGGTGCCCTGGACTCCGGCCGGCTCCTCCGGCCGCCATGCCTCGTACTCGCCATCCTCATCGGACAGCTCGTCGAGCAGGTCGACCGCTTCGCCCTGCTCAGCCTCATCGATCTCGGCGAACAGGTCCTCGCTGGTTTCCTCGGCGGGCGCCGAGGTCTTCTTTGCAGCCATGTTGCGCAACCTTTCTACTTTGGTGACTTGCGGTTTACGGTCAGCCGCCTGCTGGTGCTGGTTACAACACAGCTCACGGCGATATCCGGGAAGTTCTCCCGAAGCTTGGTTACGTCCACACGGGACGTGGTTACATCGGTGTAGCCGACGACCTTCTGGTCCCCCAGGTACCCGGCACCGGCCTCACCGAGGTGGAATCGGAGCCAGTTCTTGATCTCATCCAGCCGAGCCTTGGCAGCCTCGGCCGCCTCCTTAGCGGCGTGATATTCATCGATCCACTCCGCCGCTTCCTCCGGCAGCTCGATCGACTCAGCGACCGCCCGAGGGTGGATCTCCTTGAGCAGCTCGGCCGTGCGCGGGTGCGTCAGGTCGATCATCGGCGGTTCGCCGGTGACCACGTGATCAGCCCAGAACCGCTCGGCCGCCTCGACCAGCTCGTGGAACCACTCGCTGTCGAACTTGACCTCAACGAGGTGGAAGCTCCGGGCTGGGCCCAGCTCCAGGCAGCCCAGCCAGCCGACGTTCAGGCCGAGCACGCCCAGTTGCCAGATGACCTGGGCCTGGTAGGCCAGCGGTGCCCCGCCGTCCTCCCAGCCGTCGCCGTCGCCGGCGGTCTTGCACTCGATGACGCCCACCGCAGTCCAGGAGCGGCGTCGGGTGGCGATCCGGTCCGGGGTGACCAGTGCGACCGGGTGGCCGCGGTGGCGCCACAGCCCGCCGCCGGTCCGGGCGACCAGGCCCAGCTCATCGGCGACCTTGCGGGCCACCGCGTCTTCGAGCCGGTGACCCCACTCGGTCGCAACGTTGCCCTCGAAGGCCGGAGTGACCCACCCCCGGGCCTTGTTCCGGAACACGTCGAACGGCGTGCTCCACTTGCTGGCGCCAACCAGCGCGGCGACCTCGGACCCGCCGACGCCGGCGGTCCGTGCCGTCAACCAGTCCGCCTCGGAGGCACTGGCCGGCAGGACCAGCTCCGCGTGCTCACCGGGGACCACCGGGACCCGGGCGGCCATCAGCAGCCCGCCTCGGCGTACGGCATGCCGCACCGCTCGCACGAGCTGGACGCGTCCATCTCGCTCGGCCAGGTGTGATCGCCGACCGTTGAGCCAGGGCACCGGGGCGGAACCTCCACCGGCTCGTCGATGTACCTAGCCGGCTCCCAGCCCCGGAAGGGGAAGCACGCTCGGCACAGCTCCAGGCGTCGAGCAGACCCGGCGAGCCGGAACGGCTGGCTGCCGACGTCGGTGCCGGTTGCGCCGCACAGCCCCGTCCACGACGTGATGACCACGCCGTGCGGGGTGGTCCTCCGGGAGAACCGGATCACCGCGTGCACCGGGTGGCCGGCGACCACCGTCACGGCGCTCATCGGTCGGCCTTTGCGATCGCGAGCTGGCAGTCCAGCTCGGCCCGGTCCGGCTCGGGCGCGGAGACCATCGCGTTGGCGGCGATCCACCGGTCCAGGAGCACCCGGTCCGAGATCCCGAAGGCTCGGTGCCAGGCGATGTGCTCGTTGCGGATGTCGTAGGCTCGCTGCTCGGCTTCCTCGCACTCACGCTCGTACAGCGCGGACTCCTGACGATCGGCCGTGATGACCGCGACCGGCTTGCGGTACGGGAACTCGTTGATCGGGTAGAGGCACCGCGGCGCGTCGCAGAACACCGACCACTGATTGGGCGCCTTGTAGCTCGGCGTGCCCTTCTGGTGGCCCTTGACGATCCGGACCTCTTCCTCACCGTCCAGCTGCGTGAATTGGTTCACGCCCCGATTGATGTCGCGGTGCTCCTGGTGCGGAGGAACCTTCGGCTTATGGGTCACCTTGCGCCCGAATGACTTCAGGATTGCTGCGGCGAATACCTCGACGTGCTCGGCGTGCCATCCGGACGCTCGGTTGCCATGGCAGTACTGCCGGCCGTGGTCGTAGCCCTCTTTACAGTGCTGGCCCCAGGTTCCGGGCCCAGCACAGACCGGCTGGTCGCACCCGCACTCCGGGAATGAGGCCCGGTACTTCGGGCCGACGACCTCGATCCGGCGCTCGCGCGCAGCCTCCACCAGGTCGACGGTGAGCGTCACGCCGCGCCCGACCAGCTCGGCGATCTTCTGGGTCGTGGTCCGCGTGCTCGCCGTAGGCTTGCCGCCGGCGGTTTCCGGTATCATGATTCTCGTCCTTTCGAGGGGCTGCCCGGGCCGTTGACGCGGCCCGGGCCCGCGTCATTCAGGGTCGGGTGGGCCGCGGTCGGCATCGCGGAGCAGGTCGGGCCGCAGCCAGGGCGGGGCCGAGCAGACCCCGGAGGAGGGCCAGTTGTTCGGGTGTGGGCGGCGGCGCGGCAGCGACCAGCTGGCGCACGTACGCGTCGATGGCGGTCACGGCTGCGTCTCGGCGGCGAGCAGCTGGTCCAGCTCGGCAGCCTGCTGGTCAGCGGCCTCGGCCTCGCGGCGGGCCTTGCGGGCCTGCGCCGAGGCGAGTGCGGCGCGGCGCAAGTCGACCCGGCGGAGATCCGCTGCGCGCCGGTCGACGTCCTCGGCAGTGGCGTGGGGGCCGAGCTCCTGGCGGGCGCGGTCGCGGTATAGCTGTGCGAGCGCGGCGCGGGCTGGCTCGTTCATGCGGCGCCGGCCCTCGGCGTCGAGACCGGCGACGCGGACGGCGCCGGCGAGCCGGGCGCTAGCGCGCCGGACTTCGGGGTCAGTGGCTGCCACGGTGGTCTCCCTGGAGGTGAGACCCACTCGCAGGATGAGACCCGTCCGCCTAAACGGCGGAAGCTGAGTACGCAGTCTTGTCACGGCTGTCGTGACAGTGTTAACGTGCTACGTGATTGTTCAATGTTGACGCATTGAACAATCCGGGTCTGGATACCCTGCAGTGGGAGTTCAGGCTTGTTGTCGGGAACGGGGCGCCTCACGGCGCTCCGTTCTTTGCTGGACATAGTGTGCCACATCTACGCCGCCGCTGGGCGCGCCGTGTTGCGTGACCGCATGGCGCCCCTAGGTAGCTACCCACAGGATGTGGACGGGTGTTCATCCGCCATCCTCGATGCTGCGCACGTGACAGATGGTGACATCCGTGTAATTCGCTTACCGGCCAGCGACTCAACTACCTACACCGGCACATTTATCGTGCCGGAGGTCGGGAATAACGACCACAATGCGGAGTTTTGTCCGTTGTCACTCTGCGTATAGATTTGTGGATAACTGATCACAGCAAGAATGGCACGATGTCCGTGTCAAGCGGTCTGTCACGATTCGGAGAGCGGGTTATCCACAACCCATCCACACCCTGTCCACAGGCAAATGGCCGAGAAATGTGTCGCCCGTCACACTAAATTCCGCCACTGGATGTCAATCGTCCGCGGGTCGAAGTACCTCTCGCCGGGCCGCCAGCCGGCGGGCCGGCCCTTCGTCGCCGGCAGCAGGACGACGGTGCAGAGCGCGTCGATGATCACCTGCCGCCGGCTGATGTCAAGCGACTCCCACGCAATCTCAAGGTCGTCGGCGCCGATCAGCACGGCGGCAGGGTGGCCGGCCGCGGCCTGGACGCGTTGCTCCTGGATCCCGGCCAGCTCGCCGTTCAGCTTCGCCGCGATCCGCTCCACCCGCGCCCGGGTCCAGGTCCTGGCGAGGTACATCTGCTCCAGCTCATCGAGCTGGTTTCCGATCTCCTGCTCCCGCCGGTCCAGCGCCTCGACGTCGACACCTTCCCGGACCACCAGCTGCTGTGCCACCGCCGGCCGGGCCACCCAGCCGACCACGGCCTTCCGGACCGTCTGGTCGGTGAGCGCGGCATGCCTGGTGAGGTGCTTGATCTTGCGGCAGTAATAGGTAGGGCCCGCGCTGGCCCGGCCGGATCCTGACACGCTGCACCGGACGGTGACCACCTCCGGCGCGCACAGCCCGCATCGGTAGAGACCGCTGCCGAGCCACCTCCGCGCGTTGCCGGCCTTGTTGACCATCCGGCCCGGGTCGGCGAGTACACGGCAGGCTGCCGTCCACTCCGAGCGTGTGACGACCGCCGGCCAGGCCGCCTGACCGACGATCTCGCCCCGTGACTCGATCAACGCGGCGTTGCGGGCGCGCAGCAGCACCCGCCGGAGTTCGGTGCCGGTCCAGTTCCGGCCGGTGGAGGTGGTGGCGCCGCGCTGGTTCAGCTCGGTGGCCAACGACCTCAAGGATGCACCCAGGAGGATCTCGCGGGTCGCCCAGGCGACGTTGGCAGCCTCGACCGGCTCCAGGGTGACCCCGTCCGGCTGGTAGCCGTACGGCCGCGGCCCGCCGCGCCACTGCCCCTTGGCGGCAGCCTGTTGCTTCTGCCGGGTGACCCGCTCGCTCAGCTCCTCGGCCTCGCCGGCGTCCCTAGCCGCCATCGTGCGGGCGATCTCGCGGCCTTGGGCGGACCGTAAGTCGAACCCCGGCGAGCGGATGTACTCGAACGAGATCCCGTGGCCCGTTGAGAGGTCGATCAGGTCCTCGAACTCGCGCGGCCGGCGGGTGAGCCGGCCCTGGGTGTACGAGGCGATCACCTCGAACTCGCCGGCCTTCGCCGCCTCCAGCATCGCCTCATACCGTGGCCGGCGCTTCCTGGACTTCGGCGAGGCGCCGATGTCGTTGTCGGTGAAGTCGGCCACGAACTCGAGGCCTCGACGCTCCCCCAGCTGGTCGAGGTCTTCGTCCTGGCGCTGGACGCCCAGCTCGCGACCCTCGCGATCACGAGAGATCCGCTTGTACTTCGCTGCCCGCCTCATGCCGACTCGCCGGTCTCGCGGTCGATCTCAGCCTGGATCGCGTCCTCGCCCAGCTTCATCAGCTCACCGACTGTCGACACCTCAGCGTCCGGCTTCGCCGCCCGGCCGGCTTCAGAGAGGCCGACGATCTCGGCGAGGTTGCGCTGGCGCTGCGCCGCCGGGCTGGCCTGCTCGCCGCGGCGAGCCATGGACACGCCGATTTGATCAATGCCGTGCCACAGGGCAGTAGCCACCTCGAGGTCCAGCTCGCACAGCTTGGTCCAGTTGCGTTGGAGTCGTTCAATGGCCTTGGGGTCACCGGGCACGCTGGCGATCCACTCGACCGCTCGGAAGGTGTCTCGCTTTACGGCTCGCCAGAGGCGCTCGACCTCTTGGTCGTGGTCTACGTCCATGCGAACATTAAACACGATTCAGTTTGACATTCGCTAGCGCAAAGGTCAAGCTGGACCTGACCTACTAGAACGGCCCCGGGTGGTGTGTTCCGCACCGGTCCCGGGGCCTGGAGACCCTACGGAGGTCCCCAATGTCCAAGCCAACCACACTCCCCTGCCCGGCGTGGTGCGCGCGCGACCACGCCAGGCATGACCGGTTCGAGCAGTACATCGGCGCCGACGGATTCACCGTGCTCGACTTGCGTACTCACGCATGCACGATCATCACTCTCCCCAACCCGTCCTGCGGTGAGGGTAAGACGGTGGCGGTGTCCGTGGCGATCACCGACGACCTGAACGCCGGCACCCGCGGGCCCGCTGAGGTCACCGTCGACGGGGGCGAGCTGATGAGCCCAGTCACGGCGCGGGAGGTGGCGGCTGCGCTGACCATCGCCGCAGGCATGGCAGAGTCGAGCGGGGTGACGTCGTGAGCCGCCGCATCGACTGGCCGGCCATCCTCGACCGGGCCTCGGTCATCGTCCGCTCCTACGACACGTCGGTGACCCTGCGCCAGCTGTTCTACCGGCTGGTCTCCCAGCAGGTCCTGCCGAACACCACCACCGCGTACAAGGGCCTGTCACGGGTCACCGCAGAGGCCCGCCGCGCTGGCGAGTTCCCGGACCTGATCGACCGCGGCCGGGCCATCCACCGCTACCAGCAGTTCGACAGCCCGGAGGATGCGATGGCCCGGCTGATCGGCTGGTACCGGCTGGACCGGACTCGCGGCCAGGACGTGTCCCTGTACCTGGGGGTGGAGAAGGCCGGCATGGTCGACCAGCTGGAGCACTGGTTCGGCGACCTCGGCATCCCGATCCTGGCCCTGGGCGGCTACTCGTCCCAGAGCTACGTGGGCGACGTGGTCGTGGACGTGTCGGGCGCCGCCCGGCCGGCGGTGCTGCTGTACGCCGGTGACTTCGACCCGTCCGGGGAGGATATCGACCGGGACTTCCTGGACCGCACCGGCTGCTGGTCGAAGGTGGTGCGGGTCGCACTGTCCGCCGGGCAGGTCCGCGACTACGAGCTGCCGGTCAACCCGGGCAAGCTCACCGACTCGCGGGCGGCCGGGTTCATCGCCCGGCACGGCGCGCTGGTGCAGGTGGAGTTGGACGCGCTCGACCCGGACGACCTGCACCAGCTGTTCACCGACGCGGTCGACGCGTACTGGGACACGTCCGCGTACCGAGCGGTGCTCGAGCAGGAGGCCCGTGACCTGCCCCGGCTGCAGGCGGCCGCTGACAGCCTGGAGGAGTGAGAACTCAGCAACCGGCCCTGACCCCTACCCCCGGGTACCCCTTCCGGCCCGTTCGGCGCCCAACGTGGCGCTGGGCGGGCCGGGTGCTGTCCGCTACGGCAACACGTCAGCGAACGCTTCAGCAAAACCGGTCAGGTCGGGCAACGGCCGGTCCTCGCGCCAGACCCTCTGTCGGCACGCGTTCGAGCAGAACTTCTTGTCCGGCCGATCCAGCGCCCCGATCCAGTGCACGCACTCCGGATTCAAGCACGGCCGGGGACCGGCTGCGATCCGCTCGCGCTCTGCGCTGCGGATCGGCTGCTTGTGGCGGTGCGCCCAGACCCGGCACGCGGCAGAGCAGTAGCGGCCAGTCGCCCGCCGCTGGGTGAAGCGACGGCGGCACGCCTCGCAAGATGTCTCCCCAGCGTTCGCGGCGTATGGCATGAGCACAGCCTACGTTACGGGGTTAAGTAACGCTACGGGAAGGACCCCACCCTGGGATAGGCCAACGGTCCGTTCGGCGCTCAGTGTGGCGCTGGGCGGGCCGTTCGCCTTCCAGCATCACTTCGGGTACGCTTCGAGCATGACTCAGGAGATGCTCAATCAAGCAAGCGCCACAGCCCGCCAGGATCTGGCGCAGCGTAAGGCGCGGATCGAGGCAGTGATCGCCAAGGCCGTGGGCGGTCCGGTCGAGAAGGCTCGGGAGAACCGGCTCCGTCGGGCGGCTGTGCGTCAGGGTTACCGGCTGGTCAAGTCGCGCCGGCGTGATCCTCGGGCGCTCGACTACGGCATGTACTGGATCGTCAACGAGGCCAACGTGATCGAGGCCGGCCACAACCAGGGGCTGAACCTCGACGAAGTGGAGGCGTGGCTCTACCCGGACCAGTACCGGTCGGCTTAGATCTGGACGAGTTGACCGTTCCTCTCTAAGTGTTGACCCTGGCAACTCTAGGGTCTACACTTAGGGCATGAGCAGAGGCTACGGGATCACCCAGCGGTTCATCCTCGACTTCGTGTACGACCCGCGTGCGACTGAGCACGGCGCACCCCGCTGGTACCCGGTCGCGCACCTGGCGGCGGTATTCAGCGGCCACGAGCAGCCGGAGCGTTCGGCCGTTCAGTCGGTGCGCCGTGCCGCGGGGAAGCTGGCCGAGCAGGGCATGGTCGACGTTGCCCTGATTCCGTTCCCGCAGAGCTACACCGTCTGGGGAGAGTGGGAGGCAGAGCGGCGCTCCACCCGCCGGACCAAGCTCTTGTCGGTGCGCCGCCCGCTGGAGGCCGACGAGCAGGTTGCCTCCGCCGTAGCCGACGCGCGCCACTTCACGTGGGTGGCGCAGGCGCTGAGGGATCAGTCGGCTTAGACCCGGACGGCAACCGGCCCTGCTCCCCCGTGGAGAGCAGGGCCGGCCGCATGGGTGCTACGGGATGGTGGTCTCGTCGACCAGCTCGCCGCCGTCGACCACCCCGCCGTGGCGGACACCTCGCTGGTAGGGCAGGCCGTGGTCGGGCTTGGGCTCCCGCTCGTAGACGTCGCTGCCAAGATCCGTATTCGCGACGTCGTCAACATTTGTGATCTTGTCCAGCTTGTTGGCCAGGATCTCCGCGATCCGCTGGGCGACCTGGTCGCCGTTGACGATCTCCACCCTGACGATCACGAGCCGATCCTTCCGGCGGTTGCGCCGTGCTCGACACCGGCCGGGTTGCCGACGTGGCGCCAGTACGGGGAGTCCGGGTCTTCCTCGACGTACTCCATGAGTTGGCCGCAGACTGCGCACCATCCGGTGGTCGGTGTGCAGCGCCAGCACAGTCCAGTCGGGCCGAGCTCGGAGGCGAGGGTGCAACGTGCGCAACGGTGCCATCCGCACGGCAGGCCGGTGGTCGGTAGGGTCATGTCGGGTCCCTCCCAGTTAGGGGCCAAGGTCCCGGGTTGGCGGTAACGCGCCGCCCGGGGCCGCTGTCTTTCCTGCACGCGACGTTACGCCGCATGCGAGACTCTGTGAAGGGCTCCGCAGAGCTGGGATTGCCATCATGGGTATGGCCAAGGCTGTCTACGTCCGCGACCAGGACGTCCCGCTGTGGGAGCGTGCCGAGCGATACGCGCGGGAGCGGCGGCTGGCAATGTCCGCGCTGGTGCTCACCGCGCTGGAGGCGTACCTGGCCGAGCACGACCCGCCGCGGTAGCCCTCGGGGCTGCCGGAGGTTAAGTGTTGACGTCTGCGCCAATTGGCGCTAAGGTCAACACTTATGAGTAGAGGGCTTGGACGAACCCAGCGGGACGTGTTGGACCGACTCACCGGTGGCCAGTGGCAGACCGTGCTCGCGCTGGCCGGGGGGACCGACGCGCCACGGTCGGCAGTCGAGTCCGTCCGGCGGGCGGTACGACGGCTGTCCGACCAAGGTCTGGTCCAGCTGGAGTACCTCGACGACGAGCGCACCTGGTCTTCGCTGGGTGGCGGGCGGAACTACTACGCCGACGGCGGCCGGCCGGCACACCCGCGCTGGAAGCTGGCAGCCCGTAAGCGTTGAGGTGTGCTTCAATTGAAGCTTAGGTCAACGCTTAGGCGTGTAGCAGGTACGGAAGCCGGCAGCTCGTAAGTGTTGAGGTTAGGCTCAAATGAGCCGAGGGTCAACACTTAAGGCTCCAATGCGTGCAAGCCCCGGCGCACGGTTGCACCAACCACGTGGTCACCGGTCGCGCACCTGCAAGTGTATGCTCCGCTCATCGACGCGGCCGGCGCTGGTGGTCACCTTGCAGGCCACGGTGCACCGGGTGCCGGGTGTTCCGCCGGACAGCCACACCGTCACCACCCCGCCGTCTTCCGCGTCGGAGTCCTTGACCAGCCCGGCCCCGGAGACGGTGACCGTGTAGTCGGTGACCGTCTCACCGCCCGTCAGCCACAGCACCCAGTTGAACTGGTAGTCCAGGACCGCGGACGGGTCCTTGCTGTACGTCGAAGCCATGGGTCACCTCACAATCCGGTAGGTACGGTCCTCGGCCGGGATGCAGCGTACCCGGGCCTCGGCCGGGATCTGGTAACCGCGACCTTCTGCCGGCACCCGGTAGATCCGGGCTTCCGGTGTGGGCCCGGCCGGGGTCAACCCGACGCCACCCAGCTCGGCGCCGGCACCTGTGGCGGCAACGGCCACCCCGTCCAATGGTCGGGTGGTGGCCAGGTCTGCGGCCACCCCACCGGCGGTGGTACTGACACCGGTCAGGGGGCGAATGGTGGCCAGGTCGGCGGTGGTGCTGGCCCCGGCCGGCGCGGCGCCGGACAGTGATACGGAGCCCTGAATGTCCAGGTCGCCGGTTGTCGAACCGGCCACCGGTGCAGCACCGGACAGGCCGCGGGTCACAGTGAGCGCAGCCTGGCTTGTGGCGGCGCTGGTGATGGATCCGGAGTGTGCCCGGCCGGTGGACAGTTGGGCGGCTGCCTGCGCGGCGGTGGCTGTTTCCGCGTCGAGGCTCACCGGCCCTCCGCCGGCGCCGGTGACGGTCAGCTCCGCTGCGGCGGTGGCTGCGGCCGTTGCGGCGCCGGCCACCGGCCGGGTGACGGCTGTGACCGCCGCGGCGGACATGGCGGCGGTGCTGGTGCCGGTCAGCGCGCGGGTGAGCTCGGCCGTGCCGGTGGCTGCGGCCGCAGCGGTTGCGGTGCCGGCCAGTGCTACCGGCGGTGTGCCGGCGTCGGGGGTCTCCAGCTCGGCCAGGTCCACCACGAGGCTGCGCGCGGGCCCGCCGGCGGTGCCACGTCCCCACAGCCGCAGGTGCAGGTCGGTGTAGTCCGATATGGCGTCGGCCTCGCCGGCGGTCAGGCTGTGAGTGGATTCGATCTCGGTGGCCCCGACCGTCGGTGTGACGGTGAGCGACGCGACCAGGCTGCCGGTGTCGGGCACGCCTTGCCACAGCTCGCAGTTCGCGGCCAGCGACTGGGTGCCGGAGCAGTTCCAGCGGACCCGCAGGATGTGCCCGGTGGAGCTCGCGGGGTCGGTGCCGGTGGCCAGCGACACGTCCAGGTTGGTGGTGTTGGTGTTGTTCCCTACCGCGTCGGAGGTGACCAGCTGCCCGTCGCCGGTCGGGTTGGCGCCCGAGTCGTCGTCGATCGACGCCCACGCGTTGATTGCCGGGGTCCAGGACCCGACCGCTACGTCGGCGGCCGGTACCAGGATCTGCGCCATGGCCCGCGGCTAGAACGTGTCGCCCGGGTCGCCCAGCTTCAGGATCAGCGCGCCAATGGCGAAGCTGGGCGTGTCGCCATTGAGGACCGGCTTGGCGGTGCCCAGCAGACCCCAGCAGAGCAGGTTCCCGGCGCTGGCCGCGTCGAACAGCCCGCAGTGGGTCATGTTCGCCCCGGCCGACCAGTCGGCGGTGGCCTGCGGGAACGTCTTGGCCGCGGTGTTGGACTTGGTGGCCGGGGCGGTGCCGGTGGCGGCGCCCCAGTCGGCTGCGGCGGTGGACACCCGTGCGTAGCTGCCACCGGAAGGTTCGCTGAAGTTCCCACCGGCATCGGTGGGTGTGGTGGTCGACAGGCCAAGGTGCATGGTGGCCGGCGGGGTGTACGCCGGGTCGGTCAGGAAGTGGTCCAGCAGCGCCTGCTCAACGCTGTCAACGAACCCGGCCATGTGCGCCTCCCGTAAGGGGTTCCATCAGGTCCCGGGTGTTCGCACACGCCGGGACCACCTCATTCTACCGGCGGGTCGGCACGCCGCGCCCTCGCCTTGCGGATGTACCTGACTGCGAAATGGACACTTAGCCATCCGCACAGTCCGGCGATGGCCAGCGCGGTGACCTCGCCCGGGATGTGACGGACTATGAGATCCGTCCACGGGTCGGTGTCCGGGTCGCCGTCGGCGCTGGCCCAGATCTCCATGCCGATCACCACTGCGGTCAGGCTGAGGAACAGCGTTCGCCAGCGGGTCGCCGGGCTCACGGCTGGTCCGCCGGTTCGGCCTCCCGCGCGGCGACTGCCGCACCCGACCACACATGCCGCCGTGCCCACACCGCGGCCGCCAGCGGCGCACCCACCACCGCCACCACCGTGATCGCCTCCTGCTGCGCCTCGCTCAGGTCGAGGCCGAACGCGGCGGCGAGGCCGAGCGCGGCGCCGACGACGGCGACGATCACCGCCCGGGACAGCAGCGGCTCACGCGAGCCCCGATCCGGCGTCTGCACATCTGTCGCACCCATCACGTCTCCTCTTGTCGGGTCCGCCACCGCAGCAGCAGCCACCGGACCATCACCACATCCACCGCCCCGTACACGGCCGCCAGCACCCACCACGGCCAATGCACCCGGTGCAACACCAGCAGCAGCACCGCGAACTCGGTCGCCGCGACCACCGCCATCGTCAACAGCTGCCACCAGGTCCGCCGACCCAGCCGCGAGGCCGGCCGGGGGGTGCGGGCCTGCAGCACCGCGAACAGCACACAGGCGACCAGCGCCAGACCAAGCTCCGCGGTCAGCACCATCCGCATCATGCCCGGCCTCCACGCATCGCCTGTGCCACCATCTCAGCCAGCACATCCCGCGCCTCATGTACCTGCGGCCACCGGGCCTGCTGCTCGGCCAGCCGGCGCTCAGCCGCCTGCCGTGCTCGCGCAGCCTTGTCTCCGTTCACCGGCTTCCGCCGCCGCGGCCACCTCATGACACACCGGCCTTCACCGCGCCCAACAGCTCCAGCAGCTGCCGGCTGGTTTCGTCGGCGCGTTGCCGCTCCAACTCGGCGGCCGCCCGCCAGTCATCGGCGCGCTGGTCGTGGGCGCGGATCGCCGAGCGGTGCAGCAGCGCGAACACCCAGGCGACGGCGGCCAGCCCACCACCCTGGGCGGCGAACGGGACCAGCTCGGTCAGGGTCACGTCAGACCGTCTCGATCACGTCGCCGGAGATGGCGATCCGGGTGGGTGTCCTACCCGCCGGGCCTGCGGGACCGGGCTCACCGGGCGGCCCTGGCTGGCCGGTCGGCCCTGCGGGGCCTGCGGGTCCAGCCGGCCCAGGGTCACCCTTCGGACCCTGCGGTCCCGGTACCCCGGCGTCCATGCGGGTCAGCTGCGTGAGCAGCTGGACGTAGGACACCGGGCCGTACTCCCGTCCGTCGCCGGTCCCCCGGGCCGCGGCCAACGCGGCCGCGGTCTTGTCCCCGTAGACGCCATCCAGGGCGCCCGGGTCGTGGCCGAGCTCACGCAGCTGCCGCTGCAGTGCTTCCACGTTCTTACCGCGGTCGCCGTGTGCACAGAACATGGTCTCGATCCCTCCGCTTGCCTGTCCCCATTGTCCGAAGTCTACGGTCATCGCCCGGTTGAGGTCACAGTCCGCCCCGGCTACGCGGACGCCGTTGTTGTACTGGTGCAGGTTCGCCTTGCTGTGCCACCGGGAGTTGTCCTCGTCGAAGCGCCCGGACAGCGGCGAGAACCCGGACCAGGCGTAGGTCTGCCACAGCCAGCGCACCCCGCGGCTGGCCATGTAGTCGATGGTGCGGCGGGAGCCGTACACCCCGACCCGCGCCCACCCGAGCACCGAGGCGGCGCCTTCCAGGTAGGCGTAGCAGGTGGCCAGCTGCGCCGTGCTGGCGTCGAAGTCGGTGGAGAAATAGATCGGCCGGCCGGCTGGTCCGCCGGCGGCCCGGTGCAGCCGGTCAGCCTCCCTGGCATGCTCCACCCCGCGGGAGCGACCGCCGAGCTGGTCGCGGGCGTCCCACTCCCAGTTCGTTACGACGCTCAGCCCGGCGGCGATCGCGTTGTCGGCCTCGGACTTGTTGAGGTTCTTCCCGGTCCGGTCCCATGAGACGTACCGGATGATGAACCGCTTGCCGAGCCGAGCTAGCTCGGCCAGGTCCGGCCGGCCCCAGCTGTAGTCCACGCCTTCGACGCTCACAGCTCACTCCTCCTGGTCTCCGGCCGGCGCCGGCCGCTCGGGCAGCCCAGCCTCGTGCACGTACCACCGGATGAACTCGCGCAGCACGCTCGACCGGTCCACCCCGGCGCTGCGAGCGGCCACGCCGAACCGGTCCCACAGCTCGGGGTCGATCCGGACTGTCTGCCGTGCGGTACCTCGTCCGCTTCTGCCCGTCACATCCGCCAAGGTGTCATGACAGATTTCCGACTGGTTAGCTCCGTGTGTCATGACACCTATGCTACCGTAGGTGTCATGACACACGTGAGGCGCGTAGTCGCCACCATCGCAACTATCATCGTCACCGGCGCCGTCCTGGCCGGTGCAGCCACCGCGCAGCCCGCCCCGCAGGAGCAGGACTGGCGCAGCAACGTCGCCACCTCGCCGTACGGCACGTTCAACTGGCCGGTGCTGGAGGCGTGCTGGATCGACCGGTTCCTGTCCCACGAGCAGGCTGTGGCGGCCGCGGCTGCCCGCCCCGCTTCCTGCACCGGCCAGGCCCTGATGTTGGCCTGCGATTGGCGGATCGACTACCCGTCGGTTTACTGGATCGAGCAGGCGTGTGGTCGGGTGTCGAGCTGGTCGGCGAGCTTCGGCGAGTCCTGGTATGGAAACGGCTTGTACCCGGAGGCCCGGGTGTGGGTGGCGACCGTCCGCTCCGGTGGGACGCCGTAAGCCCTGACCGAGGTTTCCTTGCCACTGGCAAGGAAACTGCCCAGCGGAGTTTCTATGCACCACGGTGCACAGAAATTCCGCTGCTTGCATCCGGTGGGCTGCCATCAGTATGCGATCACCGCCAACGTGCGGGCGGAGAAGCTGGGCGTGCCGATCGTCGCCCGGTACTTCGCCGTGAACGTGTGCGTGCCGGCGGAGGTCAGCTCGGACGGGCCGAGCGGGATGACCGCGGACAGCCGCGCGTCGAAGCCCTGGTTGGCCGTGCGCAGCCGCAGGTCGAACTGGTCAGAGAACCCGGTGCCCGGGGTGAACGAGGACGCCCCGGTGACCGCGAAGGACATGTGCGGCCGTTCGTTGGCCGCGGCGGTCATCAGCGCGGACACGATGACCAGCGCCCGGCGCTCCGAGCTGATCTCCACACCCGAGCAGGTAGGGCCGACGCTGGCTCCGGTCAGGTCCGTCCAGCTCGAACTGGACACGGTGCCCGCCCCGGTGTCGGACGCGAAGTGGAACACCTGCGAGTTGACGAACTGTGCCAGCGCGACCCCCGCCGGGGAGGTCAGCAGCTGCTCGACCAGCTCGTCGACGATCGCCGAGGCCACACCGGTCTGCAGGAACCCGACCGCCGCCGCGGCGTTCCCACCGGCCGGCACCAGCCACCGGCCGGCAATCGCGTACGAGGCGAACCCGCGCCCCGCCGGCGCCCACTTCTCGACGATCACCACATCACCCGGCTGGTAGCTCAACGCGTCGACCGGGTTGGTGACCACCAGGTCCTGGTGCGTCGACCCTCCGAACGCCACCGTGTTCTCGAACGTGTCCGGGTCGAAGGCCTGGATGATCCCCTGGGTGCGGCCCACCGGTTGCATGCCCCCGCCGACGAGAACCGACGCCAGGTCATCCGACCGCCAGCTCATGAGACCACCCGGCCAATCACCGCATGCGTCTTCTCCCGGGTCGACCCGGACATGTGCTGGGATGCGGTCAGCGGAACGGTCAGGCTGGAGACCACGTGGATTTCCCGGTTCCCGTCGCGCTGTTCGACCCGGATCGGATGCCACGGGCGCAGCGCCGGGTTGGCCGGGTCGCTGAAGTCTGCGGAGTAGGGCGCGCCGAGGGTGCGCAGCAGCCGGGCCCGGGCAACCGTCTCCGCCTGGGCTTCGGTGACGATCAGCGGCGACGAGTAGAACCCGGGCCGTTTGCCGAACCGGCCACCCCACCGGGTGGGTGAGCTGGCGCCGATGTCAACCGCTACCGCGCGCACCGGGACCTGCTGGTCGCCACCCTCACCGGTGACCACCCACCCGTTGCGCATCCCCTCTGCGGTGACCCTGCGCCCGGAGGTGAGCAGCACCCCGCCGGACCCGGCGGCGACCTCCCACACCGGGGTCGCCGGGTCCGGGGGTGATTCGACCCGCAGGAACCCGTCCCCATCCCAGTACATGACCTTGCCGTACGCGTCGGCGAGCTCGGCCAGCACCGCGTACCGGTCCTCCTCCGTGGTCAGCCGCCGGCCCAGCTGTGCGGTGGCGGTGGTGGCGTCGTCGAACAGGATCGTCGCCTGCGGCAGCACCTCCCCGACCAGGGAGGCGAACACGAACGCGACCGTGTCCGACGAGGCGAACGTGCGGGCCACGACCAGCCGGGCGTCGATCAGATGGGCCATCCGGTCCTGCCCGGACAGGACGATCGGCCCGTACGGCGGGTCGTCCTGCTCGGCCGCGTCGATGCGGAAGTAGCCGAGGCTGGCCCACAGCACACCGAAGCCGACGTCAACACCGCGGCGGACCCACAGCTCGTTGCCGTAGGGGGCGAACAGGTCGCCGGGCAACCGCGGGAACCGGGACTGCTCGTCGTGTTCATCGATGCCGGCGGTGGTCAGGGACAGGCTGGCGAACACCTCGGCGGTGGCGTCGTAGGCGACATCCCCGCCGAGGATGGGAATGGTGGTCCCCTCGGGGTCGGGCCCGGTGCGCCAGGTGGTGAGCACCCGGGCGTCGAAGACCGGCTGGTGGGAGCCGGAGATGACCTGCGCGAACTCGCTGATCTGCGCGGAGGCGACCGAGGTTGGTGTGGCGGTCGAGATGCTGTGCGGGTATGCGCCGATGATGGTGTTGCCACGCCAGCAGATGAGGGTGATGATGATAGCCGACCCGAGGTCGTCCACGTCGATGGTGCCGTACTGGCCGCGGCCGGGGGTGTCGGGAACAACGTCGAACACGTCGGGTACGGCCAGGCCGAAGTCGCTGTCGATCGACCCTGCCTGCAGGACGGGGAACCCGCCGGCGGTGTTGGTTCCGCCTCCGGTCAGCCCGAGCCCGTGCCGGTCGCTGTGCGCCAGCACCGTCCGGGCGGGGAAGTGGGCGGCGAACAGGGCGGCCAGCGCGGCCCGTTCGGTGGCGAAGTTGCCCCACCCGTCGCTGCTCGGGCCGAGCCACTGGGAGGGGGACAGGACGACCAGCGCCTCCGCGCTGCTGGCGGCCAGCAGCCCGGCCAGCCACTCCCGCTGCACCGACCCGAGCATGGTCTTGCTCGGCCCGTCCGGGTCGCTGTTCGGGGACCGGAAGTAGCGGACGTCGAGCGCCACGACCAGGACCCGGCCGACCTGCACCGCCTGGTACATGGCATCAGCGTCGGGCAGCGGGTAGTGGGGCACCCGTTCCCGGTACGCAGCCGCCGCGTTCGCCTTATCGGCGTACGTACCGTCGGAGTCGTTGCTGGCGAAGTCGTGGTCGTCCAGCTCAACCAGCTGCGCCACGTCGCGGCAGAACTGGGCCTGCCGCGGCTGGGCAAGGTTGTCGTCGTAGTAGCGGCGCCGGTTGGTCAACGTGTCCGTTGTGTCGGTGCCGAAGTTGGGGTAGCCCCAGTCACCAAGATTGACGTGCATCCGCGGGTCGCGGGCGCGGATGTCGTCGTAGACCGGATGGTTGGACACCTTGTTCGGGTCGAGTTCACCGCCGGCTACACCGGGGGAGGTGGGTGACAGGCCTGCGCAGCCGGAGACGGTGAGCCGGAAGTTGGCCGGTGTGCCGGCCGTTGGCAGGGTCCAGATCCGGCCGGTGACGCTGGTGTCGATGGCGCCGTTGTCTTCAACCTGCCACCAGTAGCGGGTGTCAGCCGCCAGGCCGGTCACGGTCACCTTGGCAACGCCTTGCGCGTCGACGGCGACCGAACCACTGAAGACCGCGCCGGCCATGGCTGGGTTGTCGGCGACGGCGATGCGTACCGGGCCGCCACCGGACACTTTGGCAACGACCGTTGCCCCCACCGAGGTGGGGGCTCCGACGATCGTGTTGACGACGGCCATCAGCGCAGCGCCTCCCGCAACTCGGCCACGCTCACCCCGGCAGCGTCGGCCAGGGCCTGGCGCACCTGCTCGGCACGCCGCCGGCTGGCTCGGGCTGTGGCCACCTGCTCCGGCTCCTCCGCGAGCCCATGCTCCCGCTGGTCATCAGGACTGCCTAGGCCGCTCACACAGTGCTCGACCAGCTCACCCACGTCGCCGGACGCGCCGCACCTGCACTTGGCCATGACGCCTCCTACCGAAGCCCGAGCAAGGTGATGTGTGGGGTGCCCGCCCACAGTTGTCCGCTGACCCATATGCGGATGGTGGTGACCGCCGCGGTGCCGGTCCAGTATCCGCCGGCCTGGGTGGTGTAGGCCGAGTTGTCGCCGCCCGACTGGCCGGTGGCATTGCTGATGCCGTGCGCCACCGTGCGGATGGTGCTGGTGTAGGCAGGAATCCAGATCGTCCCGGCGCTGCGCGAGGTGCCGTTCGTGCCGACATGGCCGGCGCGCAAGACGGAGAACAGGCCCTGGGAACTGGTGTAGGTGCCGGCGGCTTCGTTGCGGGACAGGCGGGAGACGTAGTTGTCGCCGTCATCGCCGTTGAACCGCAGCGCCAACGAGTCGATCTCACCGGAGCCGTCGGACGCACCACGCCACATGATGATCAGGTCGCGGTAGGTCTGGTCGATGCCGGAAAACTCGGTGGTGTTGGTACCGGCACCGGAGTTGATCGTGCCGAGAACTTTGACGTTGCTGGCAGCCAGGGTTGCCGCCGCCGCGGCGGCGGACAAGGTGGCCACGTCACCATCCACGCGCAGCAGTTCGTCGTTGACGTCCTCGGCCAAATCCCGGATCCGGACCGGCACGTCCGGCACGTCGGTGCCGACAGGGAACCGCAGCCCGTACGGGACGGTCGTACCCATCTCAGATCACCACCAAAGATTCGGGTGATGCCAGCAGTGCGAGCAGGTCGTCGAACGTGGAGTTCGCGGCAAGCATGTTGTCGAAGCTGCCGTACAAGTCCAGCAGCGCCGCGAAGGTCATGGTTCCGCCGGTCACACCCGCCCCGGGTGGGGCGACCAGCCGGCACGGCAGCCGCCAGTACCGGCGGGGCGACCCGGCCGATCGGGTGCGCCGGTTCGGGGCGACGTCGCCGACCCGGACGTGTCCACCGGGCACCACGCACCCGTTGGGAGTGTGCAGGAACAGGTGCGGGTTGGCAATCAGGATGATCTGCATGTTGCGGGCCTCGACCGGGGTGTCGGTGCGCAGCTCCACCTCGAACGTGTGTGACGCCCGCTGGTCAGGGGTGGAGATCGGCACCGACCGGCCGGACACCTCGGCCATGCCGCCCCGGTCGCCGAGCGCCGGGTCGGTGAAGTCGGTGACCACGACGGGGCGGTTGACGAACGGGAACTTCACCGACTTGAGGATGATCTTCCCGCCGTGGCTGGGGGTGATCGTCGCTGTCTCAGACATGGCGGCTCATCAGGCGAAGATGTGTTCGACGATTACCTTGCCGGAGGCGCCGGCACCGCCGTTCTGCACCGACCCGCCGGCTGACACGTTCGCGCCACCGCCGCCGGCGCCGGGTGTGGTAGCCGCGGTACCGGCAGCCTGGCCGCTGGTGACCCGGCCGCGGGCTCCGATCCCGCCGCCACCCCAGTAGCTGGCCCCGCCGTTGCCGGCAGTGGACACGGAGCCGCCGGTCGACCCGCTCTGACCGTCGCCGCCGGGGATGACCGTCCCACCGCCGCCGCCGGTGCCGCCGGTGCCGCCACTGCCCTCGACCGAGGTCGAACTGCCGCCACCGGCTGTGACATTCGTTCCGGTGGTCCGGGTGAACGTAGACGTGTTCCCGGTACCCGGGGTGCCCGCGCCGACCCCACCAGCACCACCGGCTCCGACCGTCACAGTCTCCGTCGCGCCAAGATCAGCAGCCGGTATCCATGCGATGGTGGTGGTGCCGGCACCGCCACCACCGCCGGCGGCATCACCGGATGCGGCGATCCCCTGGCCGCCGGCGCCCGACCCGGTGACGGTCACCTTCGCGGCAACCAACCCGAGCGGTTTAGTCCACGTGCCACTGGTGTCGAAGACGTCCACGAGATCCTCCAAACTGGTCTGTGTCACCCGGTAGTAGTTGAGCACGCCTTCGGCGTACTCCCAGTCGTCCAACACCGCGCCACCGTTGACAACCGGAAGCTCTTCCCCGCCCCGGACCAGCTGCCAGAACAGCTGGTTGGTGGAACGCTCCACGTTGACCGTGCCGTTCGGCAGGTCCGACAGGGTGATCCTGACCCGCCACGTGTCGTCGAAGAACGCGGATGTGATCATGCGAACGCCCCAGATCCGGCCCGCACACGCCGTTTCAGGCCACGGTCCCGGCTACGCACCACCCGTACCAGCGACTCGTCGATCGCCCGGCCGTCGATGATCACCGTCACGTTTGTGTCGCCGCCGCCGGCTAGATCCTGCTCCCGGGTCAGCACCCGCTCGCCGGCGCGGGCCAGGATCGGCACCTCCCGGCCCAGCGGACCCGGCACCACCCCGCCGGAGTGGAACCGGGGGAACCGGAAGCTCTTGCCACCCACCAGAGGCACCCAGCTCGGGATGTCGAACCCCTTGCCGCCGATCGTTCGGTTCCAGATCTGTTTGACAGCTTCGAACCCGGCCCGGAACGGCGCGGTGATGATCTCGCCCAACCGGGAGAACGCGGACTTGATCCGGCCGGGGATGCCGGCAATGAAGTCCTTGACCCGCCCAGCACCGGCCTTGATCTTGTCGAAGTTGCGGACGACGAACAGGACTGCCAGGCCGATCGGCCCGGTGATGATCGCCAGCAGCAACGGCCAGTTCTTCTTGATCCACTCCCAGACCTTCTTGATCCCGCCCCAGATCTTGTCCCACACCAGCAGGGCGACCTTCTTAACCGTGTCCCAGTGGATGATCAGCAGGACGATGGCTGCCACAACCGCGGCGATGACGATGATGATCAGCCCCATCGGATTGGCCGACATGGCGATGTTCCACAGCCACTGCGCGGCCGTGGCCACCACCACCGCGGCCCGCCAGATTTTGACCGCAACGTTCACCGCCAGGATCGCGGCAGCCAGGCCGACCACCACACCAGCGATGATGGCGACGGTGGTCTTGTTCTCCTCCATCCACCCGGTCAGCTTCTGCACCCATTCGGACACGGACTTGACCGCCGGCAGCAGCACCCGGCCGAACGACTCGGACAGCTCACCAATCGCCACCCGCATCCGCTCCGAGTCGGTCACCCCCGCCGCGGCGGTGCCACCGACCTGTTCCTCCAACGCCTGGTAGACGACCTCCTGCGCGCCGAGCAGATCCCCCGACTCCTGCAGTTGTTTGATCTTCTCCTTCTCGGCATCGGTGAACGACACCCCCGCCCTGGCCAACGCGGTCATGCCCTTGGTCGGGTCCTGCAAAGCCTTGCCCAATTGGGTGACGTTTGAGTCGGCCGAGCCGAACCCGGCCGCTTCCAGGTCGAATGCCAGCACGGTGGCCCGGTTGAAGTTCTCCGCACCCTTGATCGGGTCTTCCCAGACTTTGCCGAACGTGCCCAGCTTCGTCTGCACCTTAGTGATCTCGGTTGCCGGTTGCGCTATGTCCTTGCCGATCGACTTGGCCGCGTCCCCCAGCTGGGCGAACGTCTCCGTTCCCGTGCCACCCATCTGCTCGAACACGTTCGTGAGTTTCTTCTCGGCGGCAACACCTTCCTCAGCCGCCGCGATAGCGCCCTTGGCCCACAGCCCGAACGCGCCCACCACCAAACCGGACGTGACCACCGCGGCCTTGTTCAGCTTGCCGAACGACTGCTTACCCTTCTCCAGTTGGGTTTGAGCCGTCTTCGACGCCGACGTCAACCCGGCGGCGTCCCCGACGAATTTCACGACCAAAGTGCGCACCCCGGCGGCCATCAGCGGTCACCCCATTTGGCGGCGATCTCATCGGCTGCGGCGTTCCACTCCCGCTCGATCGTGGCCTGCTCCCGGTCTGCCACGCCGAACAGCCAACTGCCCTGACGGCCGGCATGTGGCTTGCCGAACTGGGTGAACCTGTTGGACCCGAACTCTGCGCCGAACAACACAACCCACGCCGGCACCCGCCTGCTACCGACCCGCTTTGCCCCGCCGGCGGCGATCACCGGCACCCGGTCCCGCCGGGCCCGGATCGTCGGCACCAGCAGAGCGGCCTGTGGTGACTGGTCAGAGGCGGCTGCGGCCTTCACCTTGCCGGCCAGTGTCTGCGCCAGGCTTTTGGCCCGGTCCCGCAGCTCGTTGTTGGCATCCTTCGGCAGCTGGCGGAACGCTTTCAGCGTGGCGTCCAAGTTTTCGATGCGCACCGTCATGGTAAGGCTGGTCTTCTTGGCCATGGCGCGCACCTCCTATCCGGACATTTGCCGACCCAACTGGCCTGTTGGCTGGCCCTCACTGTGCGCCCTGTTCAGCACCTCCAACGCGGTCACGATCGACTGGTAGCCCTCTTCCGCCCAGACGGTGGGCGGGATGCCGGTGGCGACTGCGAGTTCGACGAGGGTGCGGCTGAGGGAGCCGCGTGGGTAGGGTCCGGATCTTCGTCGTCCTCGTCGACGTCGACCGGCATCATGTCCGCCGACTGCTCGAAGTCCTGCAGGGTGCCGGAGAACATGCCCTGCCGGCGGGCCGCGACGAACGCCAGCCCGTACATGTCGGTCATGCTCAGATGGTCGGCCAACTGGGAGAACGTGCGACCCTTGCCACTCTTCTCCCAGACCAGGACATCCCTGGAGTGGGCGGTCACCTGGTACGGCTCACCACCATCAGGGATGACCTTGAAGGTCATCATGCTGATGCACCGATTACGAGGATGTCGTAGCTGACCGTGGAACCGGCGCCGCTGTTGGTCACCCGGAGCAGGTCCCCGGTGGTCGCCACCACCGCGTAGCCGGTGGCGTCGGCGGCCCCGGCGAACGCGGCGAACGCGGCCCCCGGCCGCAGGGTGACCGTGCCGGTGGCACCGAGCAGCGGAATCCACGTGGCGGTGGCCGAGTTGCCGACCACCACGTTGTTCACGTTCGCGGGGGCGGCAACCACCAGCAGCGCCTTCACCCGCAGGAAGCTCAGGTCGGCGCCCAGCGGATCCTGCAGCATCGTCCCGGCCAGGTCGAGATCCTCGTCCGCCGAGGCGCCCAGGGTGCGGGTGTCGGCGAACAGCAGGTCGGCCTGCCCGGCGGCAACCCCGTCGACCAGGCTGACGTTCAGCGACTTCAGCGCGGTGGCCACCGCATTGCCCAGGTCCTGGCTCTGGGTGAGCTTCCCCGATGCCGCGACCAGCAACTTCGACTCCATAGACATCAGGACCTCCTAGATCCGCACGTACTCAAGGTTGGTGACCATCAGGGTCACCGTCTGGATCTCGGTGGTGCGCGCCTCGCCGCCGACCGGCGGGGCCTTCAGCCGCACCGTCCCGGAGAACTGCACCGTCTCGCCGACGGTGCCCGGGTGGTGCACGATCGTGCACGCCGCTTCCTGGCCCCGGTTCTCCCACAGGTAGTCGGAGATGCCGCCGGAGCGCCAGTCCCCGAAGAACTCCAGCTCCAGCGACGGCTCCGGGTCGGTCTCTTCGACGAACTCGCCGTCCGGGCAGAACGTGAACTGGCGTTCCCCGTCCTGCTCGCCGCTTTCCAAGGTCCACGACCGGACCTGGCATTCGAACTGGTTGCCGCCGACGGACAACTGGACCAGCTTGTGTCGCCGGTTGTGGACGGTCATGGCACCCTCCCTAAAGCTCGTAATCAATCTCGATGGCGTACGCAGGCAGGTTGCTGCCACCGGTGGGGAACGTCGTCGGCAGGGCAGCCGCGTCCCCGTCGCGCACCGACGCCTCCTGCACCTGCTCCTCCACGGCCGCGGCGACCACCGGAACCAGATCCCACAGCTGCTCCATCGCCCGCTCGTTGGCCGCCACCACCACGAACACGGTGAACCGTGCACTGGTAGGCGCGGGGCAGAACGCGCGCCAGCCCAACGCCGGGGCCCCCAGGATCGCCGCCGGCGGGTCGACGGTCGCCCCCGGGTCCCGGAACACACGCAGCCCGTCGACCGTGCGCAGCGCGGCCTCCAGCGCCTCCGCTGCCGCCTTCACCTCGCCGGCCATCAGCCCACCACCGGAAGGGCGTGACGGCCGATTCGCAGCAGCCGGTCAATGTCCGGGTCGAAGCTGGGGACCCGGGAGGCGCCCAGCTCACCCATCTCGATCAGCGCGTCCGGGGAGCGGCGGCGGGTGTGCCACCGCGATGCCAGCCGCACCGTGCCCAACACCAGATCCGCGGTCGGCTCCGGCAGCGTGCTGCCCAGGTCGCCGTCGTAGTTGAACCTGGGCCGCACCCGGCGTACGAAGCTGACCGACGCGTCGAGCACGGTCTGTAGCCGGTCGTCGTCAACATCCAACGCGACCGGGTCTTCGCCGCGGGAGCGCAGATCCTCCTTCAGCTCGTCCAACACCGGTGGCCAGTCCATCATCCAGGCCCGTCGCCGAAGGTGACCTCCACCGCCGGGGCGCCGATCACACAGGTGTGCTTGCGCAGGCTGCCGTCCTTGTTGACCGCGAACTCGCGGCCGCAGTCGGGGCAGGAAGCTTTGTCCGGCTGCCCGTCGGCCGCCTGCTCCAACTGAGGATCCGGCGGGGGCTCCTGCTCAACACTGGCCGGCGTCGACTCGCCGGCGGGCGGGCCGGGCACGTAGAGCACCCAGCCCTTCCCGTCGCCATGGTCAACCCAACCACCACACCGGATCATGATCAGATCCCGGCGGTGGTACGGACCGCGCTGAGCCCCACCGGGCGCAGCAGGTGGGTCGCGAAGTAGCCGAACAGCGCCAGGTCGATGAACGTTGGACCTGACCGCTCCTCATACCGGAAGGTGAGGGTCGGCGACTCCCATGCCCACGCGTCCATGCTGTTGAGGGTGAACACGTCACCCTCGCCGGCGCCGACCTCGGTGATCGCCCATGCGGGGACGTGCGCCAGCCCGTCGACGAACCAGCCCTGGGTGACCGCGTTGCCCAGCCCGGACGTGTTCTGCGCACCCACCGAAGGCAGCAGGGGCCGGTTCACATCGTCCACCGCGGTGGCGAAGAACGTGGTTGCCCGCTGTGACATCAGCGCCTGGTTCGGCGCGGCGAACCGGCGGAATGGGTACAGCGCCAGCTGTGTGCGGACCGCGGCCAGCAGTGCGGCGCCGTCCGCGGTGGTCGTGTCCGACACCTGCGCACCCGAGGTGGCGAACCCGCTTGTGATCGTCCCCGACTGGGCGGTGTTCAGCATCGTGTACACCTTGGATTCGGTCTGCTGCGCGTACGACTCGCGCATCGCAGCCAACGCGATCTGGTCGATCGCCGGGTTCGACGAGTCGACGATCTCGCGGGTCAGCTTCAGCAGACCGGACACGGCACCCGGGGTGACCGTGGTCGTGTCGAAGGCGAGCGTGCCATCTGAGGGGCCGGTGCCTTCCACGTGGTTGGCAGTGGCGCCGGTGGCGCTACCGAAGACCGGGACCACGAACGGGGTTGCGTTGGAAATCGTTCCCCGCGACAGGGCGTTGACGAACGGACGCTGCTGCACCATCTGCGGCACGAACAGGTCCGGGCGGTACCCCGGCGGGATGACCTCCGACGCGGTTGAGGTGTCCGACGGGGTGAACTGCAGCGCATGGCTGGTCGCGAACTGAAGCCGCGACGTCGCAACCTTCGCCATCTCCTCAGTCTGGAAGTGGAACTTCTTCAGCCGCTCGTAGGCGTCGGAGTCGCCGTGGAACCGGGAGTTCCACGCATCGCGCACCAGACACGGGCCCGCACCGTTGAGGGTGTACACCGGTGCCTCACGGCCAACGGTGTACCGGGCCGCGCGCACCGGCTGCGGGCCGTCACGCTGCGGGTCGTAGATGTTCTCCAGGGCAGCCTTGATACCGGTGGACACCGACTCGCCGATGCTCTCGGTCAACCCTTCCACCAGCTGCTTGTGTGAGGCGGCCATCGACTCGCCGACCTTGGTCACATAGTTGTCCAGGTCGAACTGTGCGTCGGGCGCAGGCTCCTTCTTCTCGGGCATGACGCCCTTCCCTTCTCTGGTTGCGGCCACCCGGGTCACCCGGGCGTCGTCGAATGCGGGCATGCCTGTCAGAGCCGTTCCGCGCAGGCTGGCCTGGCGAACCAGGCGAACACTCTCGTCGGACGGGTCCGGCTGCCACTGGTCACCGAGGTCGTCGTTGAAGTCGACCTCGATCGAAAACCCGTCGAGGATCCTGTCCTCGGCGCCAGACAATGCCCGGTCACCCTCCGGGCCGCGACCCACCTTGAAGGTGGCTACCAGCCCCCGGTTACCAGACTGGAGTCGGGTTGCTCGGCCAACCAGCTGGGAGAAGTCGTGGTGCAGGTTGAGCTTCACACGGCTGACATCCGACCAGCGCAGGCTGTCGGGTGCGAACCGCCACTTGCTGAACCCGGACCGTGCGACCTTGTTCCAGGGCACGACCATCCCGGTGATCGTTCGCCGCTCGGCGTCCACCTGGAACGTCTCCGCGACCTCATCGTCGTCGAACTGGACCCGCACCACCTCATCTCCGGTGGTGCGGCTGAACTTGACAGGCTGAAGATTCATGGCCGGGGTTCTCCCGTTCTGGCCGTTGGCCGGGCTCGCCGGCGGGGTGGCGGGCGCGGCCCGCTGCTGCGCGGCGGCACGCTGCGCCGGGGTCAGCGCCGGCCGGTCCTCCAACTCGCGGACCTCATCCTGCGTGTACGCCCCGACCTCAAGGCCGATCTTGTACGTCTCCATCCGGGTCTTCGTGTCCGAACGCAGGAACCCGGCCAGCCGCACCCGTGCGATGTAGCCGCGGGGCAGCACATCCCGCATCGACAGCCGGTCCTGCACCGCCGACACGTACGCGCCCAGGTTGAAGTCGAGCAGGTCCTGCCGGCGCTGCTCCCCGTTCTGATACGTCCGGGAGGTGGTGCTCACCCCGAGGTCTTCCGGGTCCACCCCCGCAGCCCTGGCGATCTCCAGCACCGCATGCTGCCGCTGGGCGGCCAGCTGCAGCTGCTCCGGGTTCCACTGCAAGGACTTGGCGGTCACCCCTTGCACGTAGCCCCAGGCGCGTCGGCTGCGGGACAGCTGCCACTCGTCGAGCAGCGCGTCAACCTCGGACCGGTCGGTGCCGTCGTTGGCCGACCCGGCCTCACTGGACAGGCCGTCGGTGCCCTCCTGCGGTTCGAAGTAGCCCAGCGGGACCGGGTCATCCGAGTACAGGGCGGCCGCCCGGTCCAGCTTCAGACAGGTGCGGATGGCCCGGGCGGCGTGTACCAGCAGCGGCGGGTTCGGAGAGTCGAACCGGATCACCTCCCGGTCGCCGACCGGAATTCCGTCGATGAACACCTGCCCGTCGACCGGGAACGGCTGGTCCGGCGATATCTGCTGCTGTGAAGGCATCGACGACCCGACCGGGGCGACATGCACCGACTCGACCGGCACATGCTGGGCCTCCATCGGGAACCCGTGCCAGCCCACCCGGGTGACCCGCCACCACGAGATCGCCTCGAACAGCAGGTCCTCGTACGTCTGCGCCAGCACCACCGAGTTGGCAATGTCCGGGTCGATGTTCCCGCCGAGCAGGTAGGTCCCGCGGTCCACTTCCAGCTTGTCCGGGCCGATGACCGTGTGCGGCAGCGACCCGAGCGTGCCGGCAATCAGGTTCCGCGACCGGAGCACCGCCGGCACCTGCAGCGCGTCGCGCCGACGCATCCGCGGTGCGACCGCCCCGTCGCCAGTCATCGCCTCCAACATCTCCTGAGGGACTTCCAGCGAGAACTGAGCCTTCGGGCGGGCTGCTTCCATCGTCAGCGGCTCCCTGGGAGCGCCGAAGATTCCACGCCAAAAACCGGCCACGACCAGAGCATACCGTAATTCCCTATAATCCTATGGGACAGGTAGGACAACTAGGGATGGTGGTGCCGTGAGCCTCCGAAGCGCAGACGAGTTGCTGCTACCCACCGTCCAGCACACGATCGCGAACCTGACCCTGCGGCCCGAAGACTCCGCGGCGGCCACCCTCGCCGAGCGGTACGCGGCCAGCATCGACGCCGACCCCGAACAGCTGAAAGACCTCGGCCCGCGGCTGCTCGCCACGCTCGAAGCCCTCGGTGCCACACCCCACGCCCGCGCCGCAGTAAGCAAGGGAGGTGCCACCGGTGGCACCACCAAGCTCGACCAGCTCCGGGAAGCTCGCCGGGCGTAAACGTTGCGCCGAGGGCGGATGCCGGAAACTGGCACCGCGCGGCGGCGAACTCTGCACCGGCCACGCGCCGCCGCAGGAACCGGCCGCCCACCTGTACGCCTCGAAGGTCGTCGGCCGCACGGAACCACGGCTGTGGACGGCGCCACTACGACCGTTGACCCGAGACACCACCCGCGGATATGAGGCCAACGAGTTCACCGACATCATCGGCGAGCCGAACCTTCCCTGGCAGCAATGGCTCAACATCCACGCCCTGGAGCTACTCCCAGACGGCACCTACCGATTCCGAATCGTCCTGGTCATCGTTGCCCGGCAAAACGGTAAATCCACGGCAAAACGGAAGCTCAGCCTGTGGCGGCTGTACCTCGACGGCGCCCGGGTCGTGCTAGGCACGGCACAGGACGTCGCCCTTGCCCGCGAACAGATGAACCTGTGCAAAGCCACCATCCACGCCTGCCCCGACCTCAAAGGGGAGTGGGGCGGCGAGCGCAGCGTCAACGGCGACGAACAGTTCTGGCTACAAAGCAACGCACCACCCGGCACACCCCGCGAAGCGCTGCCCCGCTACCTCATCAGAGCCACCAACCGGAAAGCCGGCCGCGGACTGTCAATCGACGAACTAAACATCGACGAACTCCGCGAACAACGCGACTGGAAAGCATGGTCAGCACTGTCGAAAACGGTCATGGCCCGCCCAAACGGCCAGATATGGGTCATGTCGAACATGGGCGACGAAGAATCCGTAGTCCTCAACCAGCTACGAGCCGCCGCCGGAGTCACCACCGGACCAGACGGCGTGTCCATACTCGGACCAGCCCGCGACCCGTCCATCGGCCTGTTCGAGTGGTCCGCGCCGGAAGGCTGCGACCTCGACGACTGGGCCGCCATCGCCCAGGCCAACCCAGGGCTCAACTGCGGCGGCCCGAACCAAGCAGCCATCCGCACCGCGCAAGCCACCGACCCGCCCGAGGTCTATCGCACAGAAGTTCTATGTCAGAAAGTAGACACCCTCGACGGCGCAATCCCGCTGCCAGCATGGAAAGACTGCTCCGACCCGACCGGCAACCTCAACGACCTCCGCGACCGGATCGTCGCATGCATCGACGTCGCAGCCGACGGGCAGCACGTGACACTAGCCGTCGGTGCCGAGCTCCACGACGGCCGAGTCCGCGGTGAAATCTCCGCAGCCTGGAAAACCACCCGCGAAGCAAGAGCACAACTGCCCGACCTGCTCAACCAGATCAAACCCAGGATCACAGCCTGGTACCCATCCGGGCCCGCCGCCTCGCTGGCACCCATCCTCCGATCGAGAGCCGGAAGCCACGAGCTGAAGGGCCAGATGGTCAGCGAAGCCTGTCAAGGCCTGGCCGACCTGGTAGCCGCCCGGCGGGTCATCCACCCCAACGACCCACTCCTCAACGCACACATCGCCGGGGCCACCCGATACCACACCGGCGACGGATGGCGCTTCGTACGCCGCGGCGCCGGCCACGTCGACGCAGCCTACGCGTTCGCCGGAATGACCTACACCAGCCTCACCGTGCCATACGCCCCGAAGATCCGCCCCATGGTCATCGCCGGAGGGAGACGTGCCTGATCTTGGGGGAGCCGGGTCGGTCGCCCGAGTCCAAGCGTGTGTCATCGTGGTGAGCATGAACCTTCCGCAGTGGATCACTCTCGTGTCAGTCATCATCGCCGCGACGTTCGGCATCATGACCCTGGCCCGCCGCTGAAAACTTCGGAGAGTGACCGCCACCTACACCCAGCCTCACCGTGCCATACGCCCCGAAGATCCGCCCCATGGTCGTCGCCGGAGGGAGACGTGCCTGATCTTGGGGGAGGGAGAAACAGAGGGACGTGGATACAGAGGGGTGTCCGATTTAGGGAAAAAATGCCAGTCGGACGTCATTTTGTGCGAATTGCGCTGTGATCTGCTCTGCCTCAGCGACGACGCTGGTGACCTGCTGGTCGGTGCAGTAGAAGAGTTCGTCTTCGATCGCTTCGGCTATCCATTCCAACGGATCACCGGGGGTGTACGTGGTCCCGGCGTAGACCAGACGCAGTATCTCGCTTGCAGCAGCCTCGTGCGTGACCCGCGACCAGGCTGCTCGGTATGCGGTCTGGTGCTGGTCGAACCGATCCTGCTGGGGCTTGGTCAGCTGCAGCAGCCGGTTCGACTTGGCACGGTTGCACGGCGCGCAGGCTCCGCCGATGTTGGACCACTGGTCGCCGCCTCCCCTGCTTTTGGGTACAACGTGCTCGACGTGCTCGGTGGGTGCGGTGCCGCACAGGTAGCAGGTCGGCGCCAGTTGCCGGGCGAGGTCTGTTTCCACGGTAGATGCCTGGTAGTCGCCGTGTGCGATCCAGCCGAGGGCCGCGGCCAGGCATCCGCTGTGGAAGCGGCGGCCGGTGAGACAGATCGGGCAGGTCACGTCTTCCATGATAGGGGGTCACCACCTGGTTCTCGGTTTTGGCGCCGGGTCTGCTGCGCCTCGCTCGTCGGTGGTGTTGCGGTTGCACACGGCGTGTTGCGGTCCTGCGTAGGTGTGCCGGTCACCTGGTGTGTGGCCAAGGTCCCATGCTTGTCCTGGCTGGATGGGCTGGTCACAGCGTGAGCAGCTGGTACCGCCTGCTGCTACCAGGGGTGCCCAGCGACGGCGTAGCCGTTGGTGCGTGTTCCCGTAGCGTTGTGCGTGGCCTGCGCTGGTCCAGTTGCGGCTCATCTACCGCTCCCTATGCTGGGTGCTGGCCGGGGCGAGTTCGGAGCGCCCCGGCCAGCGTGCTCTCACAGGTCGGCTAGGTCGGCAGCAAACTCGCCCAGCTCGTCTTC